TATTGCTACTAATTTCACAATAACATTAATGCTGCGGCGATCGAAGACTTTTCAAAAGAAAGCATGGATAACTCTTCGTGAGTTATCTATGTTTCATAGATTAGTCATCTGGGTTTCGCAAACTGCTCAGTACGCTTCGGCCTTAATCCTTCTTAATGAACGAATTGTTCGATTAGTAAGGTTTAATGGGTTTTGGATGACATTCCAATATCTCAAAGAATCTTTACGGTTGACAATTCGTGCCATTTCGGGATCCCCGGAACCGAAGGTCTTTATTGATAAAGGCCCTCGTGTTTCGAGAGATTCCCATGGGCTTCCCACTATCATCCCATTATCTCTTAGACGTCTATTATTAGACCCTAAGGATAATGTTAATGTAGTGAGAGCCGTTCTGACACTGTTGTCTTCTTTTAGAACTTTCCCAACTCCTGTCAAACCTGATCTTGGTACTATAACTAGTCCATTTTCCGGTTTGGCTAATACTCTTCCTAAAGAAGGTATTATTCGGGCGTTGAGAACTCTAAAGGTTAGAGCATCGGTTGGATCCTTTAAAGGGTTCATATCAGAATCTGCTGGTCCAAATTCTCATGTTGCTACTTGGGGTGCTGGTATAGATGCATTAGCATTTATCCATTATCCTTCGCAGCTCGTGAGTTTCGTAAGGCTTAGCTTGTTAACTAAGTCCTACGGTTATTTGATCCAATTCATAGGTTTAATCCTATGGGCAGGTCCCGTATATTTAGTTCTTTTAGGACTACGGTTGATTAAACCGCTCCATCTAGGGCGATTGTCTATAGTTTATGATCAAGCTGGAAAAGCCAGAGTCGTAGCAATTACGAACTGGTGGATTCAACTTGGCCTTAAACCACTTCATGAGTCTATTTTCAATAGTCTCAGAAGAATACAAACTGATGGAACTTTTGACCAGACTAAACCATTAGATATTTTATTATCTAATCGTTTAGTTGGTCATAAGTTTTACAGTTTTGATTTGACAGCTGCTACTGATAGATTGCCGATAGATCTCCAGGTTGATATCCTTAACGCCTTAGGCGTTAATGGTTCTCTCTGGAAGTCTTTACTTTCCTTTTCTTGGTTCTACCGTTCTGAATATATTAAGTATTCGGTTGGTCAACCAATGGGGGCTTATTCGTCTTGGGCCATGCTTGCGCTAACACATCACGTGATAGTTCAAGTTTGTGCACAACGGGTAGGTATTAGCAATTTCACCAACTACGCGGTCCTTGGAGACGATATCGTTATTAATCATAATGATGTCGCTTCCGAGTACCTTCGAC